AAAGAATGGGATCGGCGTGCAGCCGAACTCAACATTAACCCTGAGAGGGTTCAGAGCGTCATAGATGCTCTTTGGCAGCGTGCTGCCGATGGTGATGTAAAGGCTGCGAGTCTTTACTTACAGTATATTGATAAGTTCACTCCTAAGCGGAAGGTTGCGGTTGAGGATGATCGTGATGTTGTGGGTATGAGTGATACGGAATTAGCGGATGAGCTTGAGGCTCAGATATTTAATTTAAGGATGGTTAAAGATGCCTAAAGGCAGAGGAAAGTATAGTGGTATGAGCAGTAGGGGCCGATGGGCTGGTTCTGTTGATTCTGCATATCGTAGAAGAAAAGCAAGACATGCGCGTATTAAAGCTTACAGAGCTAGCCAGCGCGGTAACTATAAAAAGTTATAGTAAGGTGCTATGAGCCGTGTTTCTGAGCTTAAGCAGGAAGCTGAGTGGCGACGTTGTAAGCGTGATGAGTCTTATTTTCTTCGCAATTATTGGAGTATTGCTCATCCTGCTCATGGGCGAATTTTATTTGAATTGCGTGAAGCTCAATCTGAAGCTCTTGCACGTTGGGCTGAAAATCGTTATAGCCTCACTTTAAAAGCTCGGCAGATCGGGTGGACTACTCTGGTTGCTGCGCACCAGTTTTGGTTGGCTTTTTTTCACGATGATCAAAATATAATTGATTTGTCGCGTACAGAGCGTGAGGCTGTTTTGTTGTTGCGTAAAACGAAATATGGCATGAAGCATTTGCCGAAATGGATGGTGGAGCGTGGTCCGAAATCTTTGGTTGAACATCAGCAGAGGATGGGGTTTAGTAATGGCTCGCAGATTACTTCTATGCCTTCCGCTTCTGATCCTGCTCGTGGAGAGTCTGCAACATTGGTGGTTGTGGATGAGTGGGCGTTCTTACCTAATCCAGAGGAAGCTTGGGCTTCCATTGAGCCTGTTGCTGACGTTGGTGGTCGTATTATCGGATTATCTACAGCGAATGGGTCAGGAAACTTCTTCCATAATCTCTGGACAGGGGCGGTAACAGGAAACAATAAGTTTGATCCGATGTTTTTCCCGTGGTCTGCATCGGAGGACCGAGATGAGGCTTGGTATGAAGGGAAACAGCAGTCTATGTTGCCTTGGCAGCTCGCTCAGGAATACCCAACTTCCCCTGAAGAGGCATTTGTTCGCTCTGGGAACCCTGTATTTGATCTTGATGTTTTGGATGGAATGCGAAAATTTGTACGAATGGGGCAAGAAGGTGGTATACATGAGGTTCAGCCGAAGGTAATGGCGTTTAGATGTTAACTGTATGGGAAGAACCTATTTCTTTTAGTGGGTATGTGCTTGGTGTTGATACCGCTGAAGGTTTGGGGCATGGTGATTATTCGTGCGTTCAGGTAATTAACGTTAAAAATGGTGAGCAAGTAGCTGTTTGGCATGGGCGTATACCTCCTGATGAACTTGCGTATGAGGTTTACAAGATTGGAATGTGGTATTCGGATGCCTTGTGTTGTGTTGAAGCTAATAATCATGGTTTGACGACTATTACTCAGCTTCGGCAGCTTGGGTATCCCAATATGTTTAGGAAAAGGTCGTTAAATTCTACGACTAATCGTATTAGTCAAGAGTTTGGATGGAAGACGACACGTACATCTAAGCCTTTGATGATCGATGATTTGGGTATGGCGTTAAAAAACGATGAGTTGATACTGCATTGTGAGCATACGTTGGCGGAATTGCGTACTTTTACTAGGAATGACCGTGGACAAATGTCAGGTTCGCCGTATGATGACCGTGTTATGGCGTTAGCGTTAGCTAACCAGATGAGAAAGTTTGCTTTTGTACCTGAATACGTAGAAAAAGTCGATGATACGTTCACTTTTGACTGGTGGGTGCGTCAAATCCCCAGACATACGCCTGTAGCTGATACTATTGGTTCCCACTTGGGACGTGGGACAGTCTGAGTGTATATTTAGGATAAACAATAAGGAGATCCAATGGCACACAACGCCAAATACAATGAAGTAGGGGCTGGGGCTAAGCCTAAGCTTGGCAACACCTCCATGCTGTATAATGGGCCATCGCGTCCTGCCAGTGGCAAGGGTGCTGGACAATCGGCAATCAAAAGAGAAGAAGCTTCTTCTTCTGGAGTAATGGTCGGCGGAAACCAGCAAGCACCTCGTAGCACACCTAAGAATCAGCATGGGTTGGGTGGAAGGGTAGAACCTTCTGCTAAGCAGCCTAGCGGAGCCGTTTAGAGCATAAAATGGCAATGTTGCCTCACGATGCCACCTTTGAGGAGTACTGCGAGGATAAGAGATCAAGGGAACCTGACATCTCTATGGAGTCACTCAAAGAAGGGTGGGCTTTTCGTGAAAAAACATTAAGCCTACAAATGTACTCGTTTGAAGGAGAGCGTTCTATCCTGCCTAAAGAAGAGCAGGACATGACGCTTAAAGAGCGAGAGAAGAAAATAATATCTGATGCGAAAGCAGCAGGTAGAGATCCTGTGTATGTAGGGAGCCGTTGGACATAATATGGCTGAAAAAAAAGCAGACCAATACGATAAAATAAAGCAGCGTATTAACCTCGCTACTCGTTGGCGTGAAGATGAGGGGTATGATGCTAAATGGCAAAGGCTTATAGACCTTTACCGTGGAAAAACGTATTGGAATAGCAGGTCAGAAGGTCTTTGGGATGGAAATATTAGGGCAGATCGTGTTTCTGTCAATCTTGCTTTTAGCACTGTTAACGTTATCGCTCCTTCGGTAGCGGTTAATCATCCCAAGATAACCGTCAATGCTAATAAAGAAGGTGACGCTGACAGAGCTATGTTTGTCGAGGCTGTCGTCAACTATTTATGGCGACACCATGACTACAGGAAACCTTTTAGGCGTGCTGTAAAAGATTTTATTATTTTGGGTCATGGCTGGGTTAAGGTCGGTTGGAAATTTGTCGAAGTAGAACGGCAAATGACTGAAAGCGAATTTGATTTGGCTTACAAGAATGCCATTGGGGAAGCTAGCGAAGCTGCCCGATTAGACCCAGAGAACGCTGCTTCTTACCCTACTGATGAGGAAATAAAAGCCACGTTGCCGATGACAACGATGGAGATAATGGAAGACCAGCCTTTTGTGGAGCGCATAAGTCCATTCGACATGCTTATAGATCCAGAAGCCACATGTTTGGATGACGCTAAGTGGGTTGCGCAAAGGATTGTTCGTCCTTTGGAAGAAGTGAAATCAGATAAAAGATTTAAAGCTTCTGCTAGGAGAAAGCTAGAAGCTGATTCAGGCTTTAAGGCTCGTTGGGCTAATGACGATGAAAGAGATGAATACTCTGATCTTGTTGATCGGGTAACTCTTTATGAATACTACGACATCGAAAATAACACTATTTCAATTTGCACTAGAGACGGAGAAGAATTTTTATTAGAACCAACTCCAATGCCTTACGCATTTGGCCATCCCTATGTAATGTTACGAAACTATGACATTCCTGACGTTTTTTATCCTATGGGTGACGTTGAACAAATGGAATCTTTGCAAGAAGAGCTGAATAAAACTCGTAGTCAAATGGTTAACCATAGAAAACGTTATGCACGTAAATACTTGTATCACGAAAGATCATTTGGTCCTGCTGGTCGCGAAGCCCTCGAATCAGATGAAGATGGGCGTTTCGTTCCTGTTGTAGATGAAAACAGGGATCTTAGCGGTGTGGTGGTTCCATTGCCTCAAGTTCCTTTGGCTCCTGAGATTTACAATCATTCAAATATAATCGAACAAG